GTCAAGAAGCAATCAAGATACATCATACCGCCACGAACACAGTAGCGCACACGTACCCATTGATTATTTACTAAGTCAGTCCACGGTACAAACATCATCATCTTGATGAGATTTGTATAGTCAATAGATTCCTTTTTTGCACGATTGTCAGTAGAGAGCGTTAGAGTTGAATCCGTTAAGCCAAGCTCAGCAAAATGCATCCCGTTAGAATTAGAAATCTTTGCAGCAATTGCTTGCGAGTCGCTCGTCAAATAACCTGTTGGCTTCAAAAGAATATTGTCAGTCATTAAAGCCGTAGCTCTGTCACCTCTATTGTCCTGGTAGCCAGCCACAATATTAAGTGCGTTATCGCCTAGACTGATTATGCTGCTCTCAAAACTCGCAATTTGGCTCTCACCGTCAAAGATGCCCATTCTGTCACTTTTTACTGTGATATGACCTGCTTTTTTATTTCCTACGTGTGCGCCATCTGCATCGTGAGTGAACACGTTCGTCAAATTTTCGACTGTGCTCTTAACCTCATTAGCTGTGTTGTTTGCGCCTGTTGCCATAGTCTTTGCTCCCTTCGCATCTGTTGCTGCTTGCTCAGCCTTAACATCTACAGCGTTAATCTTCTTCTCGAGGATTTTCTTGAGATCTTCGACTCCCTGAGAATTGCTCCCGTGTTCGATAGCGACGCTCTGATGAGTGCTCTCAGGTGAAACGTTGTGTGCTGGTGTGCCGTCTTCCTTGCAAGTGTCGTCCTCTGCAGTCGCCCAGATCTCGACGCTTTGTGCAGTTGGCAGTGGTGGAGTCGAAACGATGCCAGGCTCCGTAAGGGTGCCTATCACAGATGACTGACCGCCAACACCCATGTAGATCGTCACGTTGTAGAAGTCTGAGGGTATCTTGTCTTCCAGGGTTCCATCCCACGCCACGTACACGACATCTGAGGAAGATGTCGCGAAAATACCCTTAGGCTTTGGTGGAGCAACGGTATCTCCAACGTTCTTAGCGACGGAATAGCCATCCTTGTTCAGGACTCCGTAGATGTCTTTTGTACCGTTTGAACGATGAACAGATATGGTGCCTGTCGGAGAAGTGTTCAGACCATTGATTTTCTTCTGAGCTTGAACAACAGAACGAGCCATATTCTCGTATGTGGGACTCATGCCAGGTAGAATGTTTTTGTTCATTTTCGCTCCTTAGTAAGACGTGGATTTCATAACGCTGAAGGTCAGAGAGACTTTGTCTGTACTGTCGCCTTCCATACGAAGAATCCTCACCGTGTAGACTCCGTCTGGAAGGCTTGGATGATCTCTGATGTCGAGATCGATGAGGTCTCCTGGCCATACCATACCGATGAATTGATCATCGAAGTCATTAATATGTACAGAGCCCCTCATCTGGCACAGAGGATATTTGGACGTGGCAAGAGCCCCCTCAGCGTGCTTCTTCAGGAGATCTTGGTTGTCCCAGCTGGTGTCCGAGATCACAGTCTCTACGATAGGCCACGGATCTCTCGTCTGACAGAGAGACAGATCTTGTGCGAGGTGACAAAGAGTCGAGTCGTCTTGTCCAGCTCCAGTACCGTAGATCCTCATGGTTGGTCCGATGTTCGAGACCTTCAGTCCTTCAATCGTTCCTCTACCATCTGAAAACCACGTGAGCGTCCTTTTTGTGCTACCATTGACCAGTTCATGCTCACCATCTGTACCAGCTTCGAACCTCAGCCTGATATTGTTTTCCCTCTTGTAGGGAACGAATCTCATCTCGACTCCGTCTTGCACGTTAGAGATCTCGTTGAGAAGCTTGTCTGCAGCGTTGTTAGACACGTTATAGCCGTAGTAAGTCCTCTGGTGTCCTCCTGGCTCACCGTCATATTGAGTATCTATTGGAAGCTCTCCAGAAGGCTTCCCTCGCGTACATTTATTGATGATGTCCGCAGCTATTCCTCGTAGAGACATGTTTTTGTAGTAGATCGTGTCGTTTGTGGTTCCTCCGTACGACTTACCGAACACGTCTTCGCTTACGAGGTACCTGCTAGACAACAGATCTTGAATAGAGAGCAGACTGAAATCTGTGCAGTCTTCAGAGTCGACTCTGTATCCTATTGTTCCGAAGACGACTGGTGTATCATCCCACATCAAGACGATTGATCTTTTCATAGGATACAAGATGTTGTTTCGTCCTTCAGGAGTATCTGCTGGAACAGAAGCCCAGGGTAGGCTTATTTGAGACAACCCATTTTCTCCGACATTTCTCCTCGTGTTTGTTGACAACGAGGAATCTGTCACGCTCATGTGCCAAGAGAAATTCTGGATGTCTATGGGGGTGAGCATCAGTCCAGACATGGTATCACAAATATATGTGTTCCACATTATTCTGCCACTCCAGAGTCGACAACTAGCAACCTTTGTCCTGGCCATGACCCAGCTTTATAATCCAACCAGATGTCTGAAACAGGGGCTACGCTAGATCTCCACAATCTAGCTGAGATTGTATGGAATCCTGCAGAGACTTTGACACAATCCTCAAAGCAACTGGTCGTAGGAGTATCAGGGTAATTCGTGAAGCGGAATGCTCTCTGAACGACACCATCGAGCGTCCAGTCAATATATCCTGATCCTATCCAGCTGTGTGTGCTGGGATGCCATGCCCAGGTAGTCTCGGTCAGTTTTACAGACAGCAGCCTGTCTGTAGGTACGTAGATCTGTCCGCTGGCGTAGGTGTATGCGGCATCTGTGTTGATGCCCTTGTACGAGGTATCTGTCTTGTCAAGGAGAATCCCGAGGGAAGCTCCCGCAGGTACAGCGTATTTTCGTTCAGACGTCATGACGGCATTCTGAGTGCTGGTCGCTCCAGCTGGAAGCATCATATATGCGATTACAGTCGCGTCTGATGGGACGCTTGGTGCCACAGGAGATGACGATGGGGTACCCTGAGACACACCAAGCGTGACCAGGTTGTCTGTATCTCCGTTCTGAATGTCGTGAGAGGTCAACCAGATGGCGTCTATGCGCGATTGACCAGACGTATTCGACTGAACAGATGGGGTATTTCCACCTGGGTAATATGCTAACGTGTAACCGTCAGCTTTGCCCTTGCTGCAGACAGCTACGCCACCCTCTACGATATAATAAAGGGATGAAGTCCCCTTGACATTGAGACCGTCAAGAATGCCGACATTGGCAAAAAGACTGCTGATGATTTTTCTCATTTCCAGAGCTGAGGTTCCAACTCCAGAACTGTTCTGAGGTACTCCGAATGCTACAGACATTTTAACTCCTTAGATGTATGCATCGTGAACCACGACTTCGCATGTTCCTACGCCATGTGCTAGAAAAGATAGAGACAGATCTCCTCCTGGCTGAACAGAAGGGAAGCTCCTCTCCGACAGATTTCTTGTCACGTCAACCCCACTTGAGGATGCCGTCCTAGTACTACAATACATTATAACGGGTGATCCCCAGTTTACAGGCTCAGAATACGACAGTTTTTCTCCTGTCTGTTGATTTGTGATCGAAAATCCTGTTGGAAAATCTCCTGAGACCGTAATGACTGGGTACGAGACTATGGTTCCATGGTTATACGTCGAACAAGTGTTGTTCACGACGCTCTGCTTACCCCACTGCAGAGGATAGACCAGAACTGAGTTCTTGAATTGCAACCCTCCCGCTGGATCTGGTGAAGGCTCCATATAACCTCTGGAGACCGACTTAGACAAACGCACAGGATCTTGGCACACCACAGTGACCGAGACCTTAGCGTAGTTCACGTCCCATGCTTTGTCAACGTCGAACTTCACGTAACCGTCACAGTACGTGCAATCCTCTGCATCGTACACGTAGATCCTGATGATCTTCTTGGAGAAGTAGAGAAGCCTTTTGATGCCGTCTACCACAGAGGTTCGGTCTTCTCCTAGGACATACGTCGAAAAGGTAATCGTCCTTGAATTGTACAGGACTCCGGATTCGAGCACTTTGTGGGTACCGTCTCCTGTCGTTCGCTCAGAGGCACTCACCTTTGCAGTCGGATTTGAAAACCATCCTTCGACTCCTTCATCTGTGATGTAGAAATCTGACTGTACAGAAGAATCTCCCTGTATGCTGAGAGTCTCGTTTTTATGCTCCAGGACTATTTGTCTCGCTCTATTGGACATACTGGCTCCAATTCAGTTCGTGCATGATATTCCTGTTGAAGACGGTAGCTGCAGAATCGAAGTCCTCGTCTGAACGGACGATGATATTCTTTACGTTTACGACGGGAGCTCCATTCCCTGTAGGATTTGAATTTATGGCTGACGTATTCGAAGGCAAGACTCCTCTGAAGTCTGCGACTGCTAGCTCTGGCGTGACGGGAATCTCGTAATCTGTGCCAAGGGAGCTTGCGATTTCTCCTCCGATGTCGCTGACTCTGTCGAATACGTCCGTAACGCCATTGTTAATACCCGTAAGGAGCGAGTCCATGATTGCCTGTCCGTTTGGTATAAGAAGCTTAAGGTCGTACGGAATTGGTCCCTTAAGGCTTGCAATCTTGCTTGCGATACCTCCGACGAAATCGAAGACTCCTTGAACACCCTGCTTGATACCGTCAAGAAGTCCCTTCATGATGGATTTACCAGCATTGAGGAGGAGACCACCAAGATCTCCAAGTGCACCAAGAATACGACCTGGAAGACCTGTTATGAAGCTGAGGACAGAATCGATTCCCGAGCTTACACCACTGGTGATTCCATCCCATGCGCTACTTAGGATTGAGCTAATGGCGTTCCAAGCTCCATTCCAGATGCTTTGAATAGCACTAAGAACAGAGGAAATAATGCCTTGAACTGCTTGAATAGCACCAGAAATGACTCCTTGAATGCCATCCCATACTGAGCTTACAATCAGCTGGAGACCTTCCATCACGCCACTCCAGTCGCCCTGAATCGCACTAAGAACGACTTGAATGATGCCCTGAATGACCCCCATCACTGTAGAAATCACAGCCTGGATGACGTTCATAACGCCTTCGATGGTACTCTGAATTGATGGCCACACCGTGCTCACGACACCCAGGATAAACGTCATTGCGCCAACGAGAAGAGGTTGAATAAATGCTATTACCTGAGTGAGGAAGTTATAAAGGTTAGTTATTGCAGGCATGATGATATTTACGATATTCGTGATCGCTGGTATAATGATGTTCGCAATATTCATCACATGCTGAATGATCATGGTGCCTATCTGGACTACGATAGGGATGAGGGTGTCTAGTGCTGGTGTAAGCACTGACATAATTGTTGAGCTCAGCTGTGAGAAAAGATCCATCATGGCAGTCAACATTGGCAAAGCATTTGCAGATACTGCATCACCCAACCCTTGGAGATTAGACACAAACGTATCAATACTCGGCTTAACAGCAGATTCAAATCCAGAGACTGAGTTCTGAATGGTGTCAAAGAACGATGCAACAAATGATGCTACAGGTTCAATCTGTTCAGACGTCAGCCCTATAGCTTGACCAATGGTCTGCATGGCACTTCGTACGACGTCTCCTGCAGTAGCTACGCCACCCGTTTTCTCTTCAAAGGATGCGATGTCGAGGATGACTTGACCGAACACACCAGCAATGCTGCTGACTGCGTTCGGGATAGAGGAAATGGCGTCGGTTAGACCATTGATAGCTCCAGTAGCTGCAGGCTTAATGAGGTCAAGACCCTGAGACATCAAGTTGACGCATGCTGCTTCAAGGTTTCCGAATGCACCTTCCCACGTAGTGGTTGCAGTAGCAGCTTCCTTAGCTGCGTCTGTGAGACCTAGCTGAAGGATAGCTTGGTTGAATTCCTCTGCAGTAATTTCTCCTGCTGCCATTGCGTCTCCGAAGTTACCTGTATAAGCTCCTGCTTCAAGCAAGGCTTGTTGGAGCTTGCCAGACGCTCCAGGGATGGCGTTCGCTAACTGATTCCAGTTTTCTGTGGTGAGCTTACCTGCACCAGCCGTCTGGGTAAGCACCAGACCGACAGATCTGTATGTATCTGCTGTACCGCCAGCAACAGCGTTCAAGTTACCTACAGCTTCAGCCAATTTCTCATAGTTGGGTACACCATTCGAAGCTAGCTGAGCTGTGATGCTTCGAATGTCGGACAGACCGTACACGGTCTCGTCTGCATATCTCTGCGTAGATGCTGTAAGCTCATCAATCTTAGAGGAATCGAGACCTGCGAAGTTCAGCGTTGATACGAACTTCTGAGTAGAGTCTGATGCTTCAATAGCTTCAGAGGACAGCTCACCCAGTTTGCTGATAGCTGTCTGAGCCAGGTCTGCGATAATATTACCAAAAGCCGAGCCTTGAATAAGACTAGAGAGAGATGAGAACTTACCTCCAGCTCCATCAGCTGAATCTCCAAGATCTCCTAGGTCGGATTTAGCTTTGGAAGTGGCAGAGCTCAGACCTGATGCATCTCCTGAGATCTTTACCATTAGAGTATCTAGAAGCATCTCTGCCACTTCCCTTCGTTATCTAGAAATCTTTTCATTCTCACCGTATGCCTCACGGAATTTCTTCTTATCAGGCTTCGGATCCGAGTCTGGATTGTAGAACAAAACTGCTTGATTATAGAAAAACGCCACCTGAGGAAGGGTCAAGCAGTCAAGCAGGTAGTCTAGCGTCCAGTGATACACAAGACATACCTGCGCGAATATCCTCCCCAGGTCTACTTCTTCCTCGCCTTTGTACGACGATGAGCTCTGCTCGGAGTAAAATTTGCAGGCGTTTCACCGTCAGCGACTTCGTTGTTCTCACCACGAATGCACTCGGCGACAAAGTCGAGGATAGCTGCGAACTGGGCATTTGTAACGTTATCCATCACCCAGTCGAACTCCGCTGGATTGCCGTCCTGGTCTTCACCAAGAACATCGAGCAGAGCTTGCATTTCCTTTTCATACGCTTCATACTTCTTCGAGGGATCATTCTTGATCTCGTCTGAAGTAGCCCATGCGCCTACGCGGATGAGCTCAGTAGTCTTGCGTGCAGGCACCTGGGAGATATCGAATCGACGTCCTGCGATCTCGAGGATCTGCTCCTCAGGGACGATCTTGTCAAGGTTGAGGTACTTAGCCATAGCCGTTAGCCTTTCTCTTAAAATAGAAAACAATCTGAAAACATCAGTAAACGATTACATCTGGTGATCTTCGATGACGAACAACTGGTCGCCAGCAGTACGAGAAGTATCCTCTGTACCAACGAGAGCAATAGGAACGACGTTCGTCTCGTCTGCATCGTCAGCCTTGAACTCAATCTCGATACCAGTATCAGCAGTAGCCTTGTATACCGTGATGGAGAATGCTCGACCTCTGCTGTCGAAGTTGGTGATGCGTGCAACGTTAGCATCAAGCTTCTTAAGACCACCAAAGCCGAGCTTCTTGTATGCTGCAGGAGTGTACTTGTAGGATACCTGGATGGCGGAGCCGTCTGTGAGGACGGTTGAGCTGCTCTTGCGAGCAATGCAAGTGTAGCCATCTGCGTCAAGAGCGACGATGAAATCTGTGTCCTTAACAGCATTTGGACCATTCTTCTTCTTCACAGAGTCAATAGTGACCTCAGTGCCATTGCCCATAGGTTTGTTGAGTCTGATGAACGTGGTTCCCTTGAGGACGTGCTCCTCGTTGATGACAATCTGCTGGGTACCGTCAACCCTCTCGAGCTTACTGACGCCACCCATGTAGACAGCGAGAGTATCGAGGTTGATCTCCATGAGGTTTGCTTCGATCTTAGCGGTCTGCTTACCAGCTCGCTCAAGAATAACACCAGCGTTATCGCTGTTAATAGTGACCTTATCACCAAGGTCGTGAGTGAAGTGGACGCCAGTGAGTGCACCAACGTCGACAAGGCTGTCGAGAGACTTGCCAATCTCCAGTCGACCAGAGCCAAAACGGATAGTCTCAGGATGCTGAACGGTAGTCTGAGCCATAGTTATACCTTCCTTTTCTAGTAGAATGTGACCCTGAAGGTCATCGGAGAGTACGGAGTTTTCGTTTCCGTATCCCATTCATAGGACGAATTTACATATTCAACATAGCGAATACGGTCGTTTTTATACCTGTTAAGCAGCTCTTTCAGTGCTCCACAGGTGCTTTGAAGCTCCGCTTGAGTGTTCGTAACGACAGTGAACTGCCAGCTGGAACGAGAAATTGGAGCCTCATCTGACTCTAAGTCACTGATCAGCGAATAGTGTATGGCTGGCAAATCGGATGAATTAGGCTTGTATGACGTGGTGTCTGGCAGCTCGCCTGGGTATACACGTAACCCTACCTTAGAAGCCATCTTAGCGTCGCTAATGATGATCTCTCGTAGTAGTTCACCAACATCGAACTGTGTAGCTGTTGCCATGTCAGCCATTTATTCTCCTTGACTCGCGAGCATTTGCTGTATAGCCTTCGCAACTTGGTTCTGAATACGAGTCGTGCTCTCTGTGAGTGCAGGCTGGAGGTAAGGACGTCCCTTCATCCTCGCAGTTCCCTGCTCAACGTACTTAGCGTAGCTCACGTCAGTACCAACGAGTACTCCATCAGATTCAACTTCAGCATGGATAGAACGGGAAAGCGTACCCGTCTTCTTCGGCACTCGACGCTTAGCTGAGTTGACGACTGTCTGGGATCCAGCCAAGAGAGCCTTCAGTTCAGTCGGCAATGATTGCTCATCAATGTACTCGAACTTGGAGAGCACCTGCTGAGTCTTCTTACTATCGAGATATACAGAAACGCCGCCAGAGCTCTTTGCCATTAGTGCCACCTGCTCACAGGAATCTCGCTCACGTCTGCAGACTGGTTAGGAGTGCGTTCCTCAACGAGGTAAGGCTCATCATTCATGTGATCGATTATAGCCTTCCATCCGACTTCAATCTCAGGATGGGCATCTGCGATGAGGATGCGAATGCCTGACTCTTCTGCGCCATAGCTGGACTGAGTGTTACTAGTCCTCGCCAGTCTCACGTTTCCTACTGCACATGGCAAATCAGACAGATCACCGACTTGTTCGTAGTCGTCAATCTGCTGACCAGTTGAGTCCTGCTTCTTCGTAGGCTTGTAAAACGTGACCGTATGGTCGAAGTAGCCCTGGAGAAGCTCTTGCCATCCATAGCCTAGTAGCTTCATGCCAATGCCTCCCACCACGGTCTCCAGTGGGTAGGAAGCTCAGGTTGAATCACACTAGCGACATCACAAACAATGGTGTTTGCAGCGTCTGCATCAGCCTTAGCGCGGAGAGCAGCTGCGGAAGCTCGAATAGCTTCCGC